TAGTTCGTAATTGATGTCACTGGAGTTATGGTGTTTGCATTTGATCCACCAAAGTTTACTCGAATTAAACTTCCTGTAGATGATGTAACAGTTCCGACAAAAGTAAAAGTGAAATTAGCATCTACTTCTAAACCACCATTTAATATTACTCGATTATATTCATCTACTATCTTTATTGTTTCAGAGTGATGTATTCCGAGAATGTTTGTTTCAGATCCATACTTTGATAATAAATGTGAATGTAAATCGTTATGACTCAGTGGCCATTGATCCCTTATATTGGTAATATTATTTGTTGTAAGTATAACCCAATCTAATTCTGAATCACCGTAAAGTTCTTGGGCAAGAACATCTGGTCTTTGGTTATCTTCAACGTAGTAATACTTAAAAGCAGTTATTGCTTGATCAACATCGGTTCTTAGTTTTGATCTTTTAAATATATTTTTTACGATAACTCTATCTTCAACTTTATTACTGCGTGGTAATAAAGATGGTTGAGATATATTTGGTAATTCTTCAAAATATGCCATTAGTAACCTACTGCGTCTATTGGAACTGGTTGTAAATCTGGTCTGTTTTCATCATAATTAAATAAATCCTCATCGTAATCTGTATCAAAGATTGGCTCAAGTTCTGCAAATCTTAGGGACATAGTAACAGAAACTGGTTGTCCTCTTTCATATGCATTCCACATCCCATCTGGAGTATAATTAACTGCACAACCAGTACAAGCACAAGTTTTAATTCTAACAACAGAATGATTTATATCGTCACCTTCATAAAAGAAATTACCACCTTCAGTTGTTGTCTTAAATTTTAGGTCAAAAACATTTGGTGTTCCTAAGAAATAAGATGCAGCACCAGTTGCGGTGTTTATACCTTTTTTAGGTGCCATACCTTGTTTGAAGAATCGAATTATATTATTGACTCTTTGTGCTTCTTCACGGCTACGTGGAGTTAACTTCCATGTAAACGTAAACTCTCTGAGTGTAGGAGAATTGAATAATAATGAAAGATTATTATTCGGAACAACACCTTGACCTCTTGCTAGTATTGTTTCTGGTGTTATACCAAATTGAAAAGCATTTAAAAGTGCTGATCCTACCACTGATGATCCTAAAACTGCTAAATTGTTAGTACTCTCACCTGCGTCTCTTAGTTCTCCTGCAGTTCTTTGTATTCCTTGAAAAGTTCCTCCAATTCTGTCCCTAACAAGCTGAAGTAAATCTTGAAATTTTTGACCAGGCCCACCATCTGATGTTATAAGGTTACTGAGATCACTAATACCTGGCCCAACTTGTCCCATCACTCCTGATGCAATTGCTGCTGTCAACGCATTCAATTGATCGGCACCCCAAGATACGTTATTTGAGTCTGCCAAACTATTTGGCATTGGCAATTTAACTAATCCTAAATGTTTTTCTTTAGGACTTCCATTAAATAAACCTTGTGTTAAAGTCTGTGCAGGAGAAGTTCCAAATTCTTCTTTTTCTTCATCAGATTTTGCAAAAAATAATTTTTGATTTGGTGCTCTATATGTAAACTGATTGATTTGCATATAGTCTTGCGTATTTCCAAAGTCAGCATCAATCGGATAGATTAGATTTCTTAATGATAATTTTTGTATTATACTGTCAACTTTACCAAATTCAATATTCAATGGTTCTGCACCTGGTAGGTCATTTGATCCATCTTGTTCTGCCTGATCTTGTTGTGCAGCATCAATGGCATCTTGATCAAGTTGATCAACTTGAAGTCCATCACTTATACCTAAAAATGCAGGATAAACCACTCCATCTTCATTTGTCTTATTCCTTTCTTTAATTTCATTTATAGTTATTGATTTCAATTCATTTTCAAAAGCATCCTTATCACCAATTGAAATATACTGAGCATAGCCAGGCTGAAATTCACCATTTTTCCATATAGACTTAGTTCCATCACCCCCAACTTCACTTGAGGGCCCTTCTAAAACAACCTCCAAATGTCCTGTATCTGATAGATAAGTTTTTACTTCTGTCGCATCCGTTATGCCTGATATAACTCCTTGATTTTCTCCAGTATCATGTGATAAAATATCACTGCTAAAACCAAATTGCTGTGCTTTTTCTCCACTAGGAAGTTCAATATATGTTCCTGGAACATCAACGCCATCCAAATTAGTACTAAAATTTATTCCACCTGGTGGTTGTATTCCAAATCCTAATTGTTCTAGATGTGATGACATTTAAATACTATCCCAAGCGTTTTCTGGTGATACCTTCTGACCATATTTATTAGAAAAATTCTCAGTTACTAATTGTGCGACACTTAAATACTCTTCTGGGTCTGGTGGAATGATAAAAGTGTCACCCATACTACTAATAAAATAACGATGTAAAGTCTTTTTTGGTAGAATTGCACCTACTTTATTTACCAAGCCTTGTGCAACACCACCACGATAACTTGGATTTAGATAATGTAAATTTCCACCAAGCATTTTATCCCCCTGAAAATCCATCACATAAACAAGTGGTCTACGATCATAGAAAGGATACTTCTCTGGAAATGATGCAGTGTATGTGAAGAAACAAACTTCTCCAATTTCAGGAAAACGAGTTTCTGCAACATCAGAAAGTTCAGCATACAATTCATTTGCATACCAATCTGGAGTTGTATTTGGTTCTCCCTTTGCTCTTTCTCTTATCCTTTCTCCAATAGTCATTTGATACCTAGATTATCTTCAGTCATAATTTTAAATTCAAAGTTACGATCTGCACAGAACTCTCGTGCTGCCTTCCATTTTGCCTGATTGACTGCATATGTTTTGACCGAGTGAGCCCATGCCTTTGTTCTTTTCTTTGGATTCACTTCTGGCATCTTTGTTTCCTTCTTTGGTTTTACCTCGACGACCATAGTTCTTTTGTTTCCTTTCTTATCGATATACTTTAAAAAGAAATCTGGAAAGTAACGATGAACACGATTATCTATTGGAGAACGATATGGAATCCAGAACTCTTCAGATTGCCATTCACTTACTGTTTCATTTAAATCACAGTAATTCATAAATTTTCTTTCCCACAAAGACCTATAAATAATATTTC